CAATTACGCTTGATATGACTTTAGTGAAATTCATTAGTGCAAATTAATCCCTTCAAATAAATAAGTTGGTGTGGTCCCATCATAAACTGAAGGCTGAACGGTTGTCAAAGTGGCTGTTAGTTTTTTACTATCACCCTTAAAATTAACCATTTCAATAAACCAATCTGATTTTTTGAACAGGAATACATTCTTGTTTTTTACCGTAATGATGTTATTGGGCTTGACAACTTTGCCATTTACCTCCCAATCTTCAGTAACAATAGTAAGTTTCAGATTCTTTAATTCTGATGCCAGTGCGCTTTTTGCAGCCTCAAGTGAATCGTTATCATTACCAGAAGATTGAGTAATAACTTTGGGTCTGAATACCGTGAAAACATATGGGTTTAAAACGGTCGCTTCCCCTGCATTACCACCATCACTAGCGGCCTGTTTCATTGCTGTAATTTCTGAATGCATGGCCTGCCCATTGAAATTCATTGTCATTGATGTGAAATTGGGCTGGCCTAATTCGTAGTTGATAATGGGATCTTGTTTGGTTTTGGCCTTGGTGTAAACAAGATTTCCTTTTTCATCATGGCTTAAAATAATATCCTTTTGTGAGGCTATTTCCGCAAGGTATTGTTTGATAGTTTGCGTTTCACTTGCAGTGGAAACATCAAATACCTGATCGATATTGACCCCATCAAAATTTTAAGGGTGATAGTAAAAAACTAACAGCCACTTTGACAACCGTTCAGCCTTCAGTTTATGATGGGACCACACCAACTTATTTATTTGAAGGGATTAATTTGCACTAATGAATTTCACTAAAGTCATATCAAGCGTAATTGAAAACGGCCAAAGGTTTGTGAAGTTTTTACGTATGGGTAATTCAGATATTCAATCATCTATTCAGGCCGCTCCGTATGGCATCGATTCAGCGCCAATTGAAAATCTGGTTGCAGTGTATGGCAAAACGGAAGAGAAAGGCAAAACCGTGATAATTGGCTATCTTAATAAAAATGCAATTGCAGAACCTGGAGAGTTTAGGGCATATTCAACTGATGCTAAAGGAAAGGTTAAATTTGCAATGCATTTTAAGAAAGATGGCACTGCTGAATTTGGAGGCACTGCAGATTTTATGGTCAGATTTAATAAATTGGAGTCAGGATTTAATACGTTAAAGGCAGATCATAATCTGTTTTTGGTTCATGTTCATGGTGTTGCCGGAACGCCACCTGTGCCACCAGCACCACCATCAGTAGCATCAATTGCAGCAGCTAAAATTGGAGAGGTAACAACATCATGAGCAATCAATCAGTAATATTTTACGATTCAAGCGGCTTGGTAGTAGATAGCAGGGCATATATATTGGCCAGAATTTCAGCTTTGAGCACCATTATTATAGCTCTTGAAGGTTCGGCATTATTAGCTGGTGGAACAGCCAAATTTGAAGATTATAAAATTGATGACGGCCAGGTTAAATTCGAGGCTACATACAGCACAGTAACAGATATTGTTGATGCAATCCAGGGATTCGAAACATTGCGACAATACTGGATTAACAAATGCAATGGGCACAAAGTTCAATTGAGAGATGTTAAAAACTTCACATATCCAACCAATGTCAGAAGGTAAAATACAGGCGTTTTTTAAGTGGGTTTATCCATTCCAGAGTAAAAACCTTTCACCTGCACCTCAAATACAGGCATTGCACGGTGGCAGGACAGGGCATCGCCCTCTATTCGCTGTTACCTATGATGGTGAAAAGAATGTTGGTGAGATGGGGCCAATCCTGGATTACCAAATGGATTATGGAGCCCTGCGTGTGCGATCACGCCAAATGTATATTGAAAGCGAGGTTGCACAGATTGTTATTGATCGATATAGCATCTGGGTAATTGGAGGCGGTTTGAAATTAGAACCGGAACCATCAACAGAAGCCTTGGAAACAGAGGGAATTTCAATAGACGCAGGATTATTTAAGTCAACGGTAAAGGCAAGATTCAGAATTTTTTCCAAGTCTATAAATGCCGATCATTCGAAACGTAGAAATTTAAACATTATTGCAAGTGAGTGTTTTAAGGATTCAAAAATAGGTGGTGATACATTGGTTGTATTGAGATTTGATGGGAATGTTACTGTTGAATTATTTGATGGCGCTCATATTGTATCACCAAGCGTATCAATGGGCTCGTTTTTTAACACCCTGGAAAACGGCAACCGAATCATTAACGGAGTCGAGATCAACAAAAAAGGTGAAGTAATTGCCTACCATATAAGAAAGAAAAATCAACTCTTTGGATCTGAACGCATAAGAGCCAGAACGGATGAAGGGCTGTTGGTTGCATTTATGGTGTTTGGCTCTAAATATAGAATTGACAGTGTTCGCGGCATACCTAAGATTGCATCTACAATGGAGGCAATTAAAAAGATGGAGCGATACAAAGAAGCCACTTTAGGCAGTGCAGAAGAGCAAGCCAAAATAGCATACCAAATCACACACGAGAGTTTTTCCACTGGTGAAAGCCCATTCCTTGATCAAATGACTCAGATTCGTGATGTTGATAATGCTAATGTTGCTGTTGATGATGTTGGCAAAGAATTAGCCAGGAATGTTGCAGCCACTACAAATAAGGAAGCATACAATATGCCAAGGGGCTCGAAGATTGAATCTTTAATGCACTCAAACCAGGAGCTTCAATTCAAGGATTTTTACTTAGCAAATTTTGGAATGGTTGCGGCAGCAGCCGGAATGCCTCCAGAGGTTGCGCTTTCAAAATATGATAGCAACTTTTCATCCAGTAGGGCGGCTCTTAAAGATTGGGAGCATTCAATGGAGGTGGAAAGATCACGTTTCCAATTTGAGTTTTATCAACCCATTTATAACTTTTGGCTTCACACTGAAATTTTAAAGAATAAGGTTCAGGCCCCTGGTTACTTGATGGCGTTTATGGAAGACAATAACATTATATTGGATAGTTACCGAAACAGCAGATTTATCGGTGCGTCTGTTCCACATATTGACCCACTAAAAGAAGCCAAGGCCGAACGTGAAAAACTAGGATTAGCCGGTAAAGACTTGCCTTTAACAACTCAAGAGGCCGCAACAGAAGCGTTGAATGGTGGTGATTCCCTGAGAAATACGGAGCAGTTTGCAAAAGAATTGGAAACGTCAAAAGACCTGGATATTACTTCTGAAGTTGAGCCAGTTGCACCAATAGATGTTGTTGTTCAGGATTGATCAGATGGATCTTCTTTGTAGATAGGATCAAGGCTGTCAAGATGCATTTTGATTACCGGCCTGAACATATGGCTCATAGTTGTTTCTAAATTCTTTGCCGCGTTTTGTGCCTGAATTTTTGTTTCCGGCGGCACTTTGATTCTAATTTCCTCCCACTGTATACGATCACTTCCCATATTTTATAAAGGTTATACAAATATATAAATTACGCCATTAGCGGCAATGGGCGAATCAAAGGTTATAAATTAAATATTTTTGTTTCGATGGCAGAGGTTCTTATATATGGCCCGATTGATTGGTTTTCAGCTTCCGAGCAGATTCAACAAATGGAAGCGGCCAAAGATGAAGATTTGAAAGGTCGCATTAATAGCAACGGTGGAGACCCCGAAGCGGGCTGGTCAGTTGTTGGAAAATTTAAGGAGCACCCAGGTAGTAAGATTATCCAGGTCGACGGCACTGCCAAATCAACTGCCGCATTTTTCTTACTATATGCCGACCGAGTAGAAGCCTGGGATACCAGCACATTTTTACTTCACAGGGCTGCATTCCCTGAGTTTATAGAAGAGCACCATATGTCCGGGGCAATGGAGTTGGCCCGTGATAATGTAAATAAAAGCCTTCGCACAGCATTTGAGGCCAAAATCGATCTTCCAAAATTCGAAAAGATTTCAGGCATTACGGTTGATGAATTATTCTCAACTGATGGGCGTGAGGAAGTTGTTTTAACTGCCAAACAAGCAAAACAAATCGGATTGGTTGACAAGGTTAATAAGATGACACCGGAATTGGCCGCTGAAGTCAATAGCAAGTTTGATCATATGAGCACTTCATTGGCGGCTCAATACCTTGTAACTGCTGAAGTTGAAACAGAAACTCCAACGCCACCGCAAAAACCAAAAAACATTCCAGAACCTAAAAACAATAAGATGGAAATTCAACAATTGAGATCAGATCACCCAGAGTTATATGCACAAGTATTGGCATTGGGAGTAACCCAGGAAAAAGATAGAATTGGTGCATGGATTCCATTCATCCCTGTTGATTCTGAAATGGTTCTGGAAGCCATCAAAGATGATAAGGTAATTGGGCAAACCGAATTATCTGAGTTTGCAATCAAGGCACAAAGCCCTGAGTATTTGGAGAAATTGAAAGCGCAAGCCGCGAAAGAAGTTGAAACAGAGACTCCGGCGGAAGGTAAAGATGGTGAGAAGGCAGCTCAATTAAAGGCTGATACAGAAGTAGTAATGTCATTTCATCAGCCAGTAGCAAAACCAGTAGAAAAACAAGCGTAACATGAGCACTCAAAGCACAAAAGTAGATACAACGAATCAGCTTTTCACTGACACTGACATCACAAAGATATTTGTGTTTGATAATAGATTCGAAGATGACAACTTTGTCAACAACTCCGACTATGACCCAATCACGTTATTGGCCGGAACTGTTATGGGCAGAGTTTCTGCAACTGGAAGCTTACGTGCAGTGCAGGCTGGTGCATCTGATGGAAGTGAGTTTATAGTGGGGATTTTGGCAGAGGATCTGATTGTAGTTGATGGCGAAACCGAAACTGCAACAATTTGTGTTTCAGGTGATGTAGTGGAATCAAAACTGTTGTTTTTCAACTCTGCCGCAACTGGATTCGGCCTGGATACAGTAACCAATGGTAGGAGACAACGTGATCGAATCGCAGGCGATACAGTAGGAGTTAAACTGGTTGCTGGAGATCAATTAACCGGAGTAGACAATTCATAAACGATAAAAAAGCAATAAGATGGCAGTCATAGCAAGTAGTCAAGCGAGAGCAATTTTCACCCAGTCATTATTGGGTGTATACAAAGAGCGCATTTCGCCTTTATCGTTTTTTAGATCATTTTTTCCTGACAAAATCAGCGCAACCAAATTTGTATCAATTGAAGTTCAACGTGGCACTGAAAAGATTGCCGTTGATATAGTTCCAGGCACTGAGGGAATCAGGAACGAGTTTGGCCTATCTTCGGAAAAGATATTTGAGCCACCAGCGTATAGAGAGTATTTTGATGCCACCAATCTCGATCTATATGATCGCATGATGGGATCAACGGAAATTGAAGCGTCAATGGTAATGCAATTCATCGAATCTGTTGCCGATCACATGGGAATGTTGACAGATAAGATTGAT